ACGGGGGTACCCCGGAATTGACAAGCGGTTGAAAAGGGCGCCCACTCCCACACGTATTAGCGTACCCCCATTTTATTTTGGAGCCCCCCCATGAAAAGGTTTAGCCGGCGTTCATTGAAGAACCTCGCTGGAGTGAGGCCGGAGCTTGTATTGTTGGCTGGTCGGGCTTTGGTCTATACTGATATAGACTTTGTTGTTATCGAGGGTTTGAGGACATTAGAACGACAACGACGACTGTTCGATCTGGGCGCAACCTGGACGCTGAACAGCAAGCATTTGGATGGTCAAGCTATAGATGTTGCAGCCTGGGTTGATGGTGATATTCGATGGGACTGGCCGCTGTATGAGAAGATATTCGAAGCGTTCGAGCAGGCCGGTATAGACTATGGGATACACTTTACATGGGGCGGTGACTGGAAGAAATACCGTGATGGACCACACTTCGAGCTATTCGGATAGTGGGTGAGCGTGGAAGAAGAAGAAGGCAGATTCCAAAAGGGGATGATCGTGACGCTTGGTGTCGTGCTGATGATATTTGGGGCATGGAGCGCTTATACACAATCAACCCGGTTTACTGCCGACGACGGCAACAGGCTGGAAAATAGGATTGATTACGTCGACGCCAAACTTGCGACTGAAAAGAGTGGGACTCGTCGTCGTTTGATTCAAATCGAGATCAACCAGGCGACTATTCTTGCCAGGCTTCCAATGAAGTTCCCCCCGGTAGAGACTCAGAGAAAGATCGATGAATTGGCGAAGCAATTAATAGCGCACGAGAAACAGCCTCATGTCGAAGGTCGTTGAAATCCCGTTCAAGCCGCGCAAGCACCAGCGGTATATGGACGATCACCTTGACCGGTTCAACGTGTTTGTGTGTCATCGTCGTTTTGGTAAGACGCTCTACACTATTGCAAAACTGGTCCAGCAGGCTCTCACCATCCCACGAGATAATGTGCGTTGTTATTACTATTGCCCGACGTTCGCACAGGCAAAACGGGTAAGCTGGGACTATCTCAAGGAATTGTCGCAACCCATTGATGACCGGAGGATCAATGAAGCGGAGCTCAGGGTCGATTATCCTAACGGTGCACGAATCCAACTTGGCAGCGCGGAAAATCCAGATCAATCTAGGGGTATTTATGCCGACTTTGTTGCTGTTGATGAACCAGCGCTTATGTACCCCAGAATGTGGTCGGAAATACTTAGACCGGCGCTTGCGGATAGACAAGGCCGGGCAATATTCCTTGGAACTCCCGCCGGTAGGCACGGATTATTGTTTAATTTGTGGAAAGAAGCGGAAACTTCCGAGGGTTGGAGCCGATTCATGTTCAAGTCTTCAGAAACCGGAATCCTCCCAAAAGAAGAACTGAAAGCTGCGCAGAACACGATGTCCCCGGAAGAGTACAACCAGGAATTCGAGTGCAGTTTCAACGCGATGATCAAGGGCGCGTACTGGGGTCGGGAGATGGAAAAGGCAGAGCAGGAAGGCAGGATTACGCCGCTATTGTACGATCAATCCAGACCTGTTCATGTGGGGATGGACCTGGGGGTAAGGCATGAAAACAGCACCTGGTTTTTTCAGTTTGCGGCGGATGGGTACACGCACTTTTTGGCGTATGCGGGTTATACGCGCATGGGTATCCCTGACATTATTAGGGATTGGAGAAAGCGCGAGTATATCTATGGCAGATGCGTTGTTCCGCATGACATCAAGAATCTTTCTTGGTCAACGGGTCATACTCGGATCGAGACTTTACGACGTCTCGGAGTGGATGCACTGGAAGCGAATAAAGACCTCTCACTGGATGACAGCATCGAGGCCGCCAGGAACTTCCTGAGCACGTGCAAGTTTGACCCGTCGTGCGATCATGGGCTCGAAGCGCTTCGTCAATTCTCCAGCGATTGGAGCGAGAAGCACGGTGTTTTTCACAAGATACCGTTGGACAACTGGGCCAAAGATGGGGCGGACGCATTCCGGTATATTGCTATCACGGATCGCATTGATGGCCCAACCTGGAAAACAGAGCCGGATTACAGCATTATGGACGAGATTAACAAGTGGCATTAGAGCAAATCCCCCGGGAGCTGCAGGCGCGCCCGAACTGGCACAGCATCCGACAGGATAAAAAACCGGTCAACGAGGACCCGTTTACGTTTAACCAGGCGGTGGCCGGTACGGTAGACGGGTATAATGCGGGCTATCATTTGCAGGATAAGGACGAGATTATTTGCCTGGACCTGGACCATTGTCACGGTGAGTCGTGGGCTGAAGAAATGCTTGACTGGTTCCCCGGCACGTTCAAGGAACGGAGTATCAGTGGAGATGGTTACCACGTGTGGATGCGGGGGAAGATACCGAAAAAGTACTTGGTTGAAGGTAATTCTGGGCGTTTTGGACGCAAAAAGCCGGGGCATTGGCTGGAAGTGTACGAGGGCAGAAAGATCATGATTGCAACCGGGGACCGGATCGAAGGCGAAGAATTGACTGAACACAGCTTGGCGCTGCGTATGGTGCTCGAAGAGTATTTCGAACCCGGGGACCGTCCGGCGCATAGCCCGGCATGGATAAGAACGGACTTCCCCTATAAAAACCCCCGGGATTGGCGTATAAGCAAAAATAGAGGAATTGGTTTTGCCGCTGAGTAAAGACGAGATCATCGCGATTATCCGGCTGGAGATCGAAGCCAGCAGCGGATACGACAGCAACGTGCTGGGCGACGTGCGTGCGCGAGCGTTGGACTTTTATCACGGTAACACCGAATCCGGCTCTATTCCCACAGCCCCCGATGGCCGTTCGAACATCGTCAGCATGGACGTTCACGACACGGTTAATAGCTTGCTGGCGGAAGTGGTGCCTATGCTTGAAACGAGTATGGTCGATTTTTCCCCGGAATCCCGGCAGGACGAGCAGCAGGCCCGGTTGGAAAGCGACTATATCAAGCTGAAACTGGATGAGTCCGGCTTTGATGGAATTGCGTATAGCTGCGCGCATTCGGGCATGTTGCAGGGGCTGGGCTGGCTCAAGATCGGCGTCGAGGAAAAGACCGTAGTTTCACGTGAATCCTATGGTGAAGCGGCGACTGATTTTTTGGTATTCGATGCCTTGTCTACCCCGCAATCACCTGGCCAGTTAGTCGATGTTACGATCAACGACGACACGACGGAAGTAAAACGGGAAACACCGACACGCAAGCTCAAGATCGAATCCATCGCACCCGAGAATATTCTTTTCAGCCAGTCACACAGTCAGTTTGATCTGGATGAGCTTCGGTTCATTGCAGAGCGTAAACTGTTCACGGTTGACGAACTGGTCAATGACTTCGGTATGCAACGGCGCCATGCTGAAGAGATACCGGACTTCGAAGATGAGTATTGGCCGGGTATGATCGCGCGCCGTGAGCGCTACCAGGATGAGCACGAGTCCAGTTCCGGCTGGCAGCCCGAAACCCGGTTGAAAGAATGCTTTTGTTGCTGGATGGACCTGGCAATGATCGAGAATGGTCCCGTCGAAAAATATTATTTAATGGTCGGCGGAGATCATTTAATCGAATCCCGCCCTGTTGCGATGCATCCCTTCGTTGTAGGTACCCCCCTGCCGTTACCGCATCGCATCCAGGGCCGGGGTATGTATGAAATCATGCAAGACGTGCAGGAGAGCAAGACCAGCTTGTTGCGTACCCTGATCGATAATGCCATGGTCGCGAACGGCAGCAGAACGGCATATAACGAAAATTCCGTGAATGTCAGCCACTTGACCAACGGGCGCGTTAACGGTGTTGTGGCTGTCAATGGTCTTCCGGCAGAGCATATCTTCCCGATGCCGGCAACTGACATCACGATGCAAATGGTCCCGGTGTTGCAATACCTGGACGAAGTACGTAGTTCCAGGGGCGGGGCAACTATCGATATGAACGACGCGGAGATGCAGACTGCATCCAGTAGCGCCGAAGCAGCGTATAACGTCAAGGTCAGCAAAGAGAAAATGGCCGGGTTTTATGCCCGCAATCTGGTGTGTACCCTGGTCAAGGGTGCCTATCTGAAGACGCACCGAACACTGCGCGAGTATTTTCCGGGCCCGGCCCAGGCGCGGATTCGGGGGGAATGGACGCAGACAGACCCTGGTATGTGGCCG